ATTATTTAATCCCATACTGACATGAGCCGTAAGAAAAATCTTATTGTTTGCATTTGATGGTGTGATATTAACTGTTAAAGCATCTGCACTAAGTGAGCCAGTAGCAACATTTTCTGAGAAAGTATCAGTTCTTGTTGTTGAAACAACTTGCAGAATTTTACCCGTACCAGCAAATGATAAATTTCCCGAAGCATCTGTAACAAGAGCTTGTCCAGATGTCCCATCGGCTTGAGGAAGTTTAAATTCAACTTCACTTGAAGAAGGGTTTGATGTTGGTACGGCTATAGAAACTGCATTACCACCAGAATGTACGAGTTTAATTTTTCCTGTCATGCTGATACCTCCATTGCTTGAATCCAAGAAGAAGTCCTTACATTATCACCACCATCTGCGTCAGTATGATATTGATTTATATAAAGGGTTCTTGTTGATGAGCTTATATTATATTGAGCTAGTCGATATGTTAAAGCACTTGTACTGCCAGCAGTATCAAGATAAGCAAAACTTTGAGGAATAATTGAGTAAGTGCCATGCTGTCTAACAGCAGTCATAGCACCTGCTCTAGTACCTACTATTGCACCATTCGCTGCTGTTATTGAGGCAAAAGAACCTGAACCAGTTTGTTTTTGTAAAATGACAGAAATATTATTCACATCATTTGATGAGGTGAAATGAGTATTAGCTATTATTAAAATTTTATTTGAAGAATTGCTTGGTGTTATAGTCACTTGAATATTATGTCCTGTCCAAAGTGCCTCTGAGGCTGTACTTTGTGAAGCAACATCATTCCTACCAGCTTGCACAACTTGAATAATAGATCCACTAGCCATAGCTGAATCTGGCAAGGATGCTAAACCTGTAACTACTCCTGTGTTTCCGTTGATTGATACTGGCATTAGACTACTGTGAACACCGATCCAGAAGGTATAGTTAAAGTATAAGTTGCCATTGAGAAAGGGCCAGCTACCATACCATTTTTATTTGTACCAACTGTAATATTTCCTGATGCTGCTATTGGATTCTGAAATATACCATCAGTTTCACCACCTGCAGATATTGCATTGGTAGATGCAGCAGTTATTCTTCCCTGGGCATCAACTGTAATAGCTGGTATTGCAGTAGCAGAACCATAACTTCCTGCACTAACAGAAGTATCAGCTAATCCATTGGCTTGTGCTTTAGTTAATCCCATTATGCTGCTATCTCCATTACTTGTATCATAGATGGACTTCTGAAACCATAAATTTGATTGTAGGTATTAACTGTTCTATTTAAATAAATAGTTGTTGTGTTATTATCTTGACAAAATAATTTAAATCCATAAGTTATTTGGCTCGTCCCACCTGCAGTATCAAGAAATGTTGCATTAACACTTTGTAAATAACTGTCCCCAACTATATAATTTGAAGCTGTTACTCTTCGTCTGTTGCCATCAGCATCACCTGTGGCAGCATCAAGTGCCGAGCCATCTTTAGTTAATTGAATACATACAGTACCATTATCGCTGACATTAGCAGTTACCATTATCAATATTTTATTTGATGCCGAGGCAGGTGTGATATTTACAGGTAAAAAAACTGTACTTGAAAAAGCACCTGAGGCAACTGTTGTACTAGCTGTGTCAGTTTTTACTGTCTGCTGTACTTGAAGAAGTTTACCACCTCCGAAACCTGTAGCCGTACCAGAACAAGTTGCGTTGGCTGGAAAGGTGACATTACCTGATCCATCCATTGTTATTGCATCTGCTGAAGCAGAAGTGGATCGTATTGCGTTTGTTATTAACCTACTCATGCTGCCACCTCCATAGCTGTTATCGTTGAAACACAATTGTTCATGTAACTGTAGTTGTCTAAAACAACTCCACTATTAATTCCGATAGTATAAGCAGAAGAATATGGAGAGTATGCTTGTAATTTATAAGTTATTGCAGATGTTGTATTTGGTGAATCTAAAAAACTTTGAGCTATTGTATCTGCAATTACATAACTTGAATCATAGCTTCCAAAAGAAGCTCTATTCTGACTTGTGGCACTTGGGTTTTCATCTCCAATAAAAATTGTACTATCACTATCTCTGAGTAAACGCAAAGCATAATAAACAGCATTAGAAAAAACCACTAAAGAGTAGTTAACCAAAACTTTATTAGAAGCGGAACTTGGTGTAATACTAACGCTCATGCCTGTAATATCAACTAAAGTTGTCGAATTTATAGTCTGTCTATTTTTCTTAACTGTTTGTATAACTTGCAAAATTTTACCAGCATTTGCAGTTGTAGCTATCGTCCCATCGGCATCACCAGGTAATCTAAGTGTTCTATCTGCTGCTGGATTAGAACTTGGTGCAGCTAATATAACTCCATTTCCACCGCTATGTAATAATTTTATCTGACTCATGCTGCTACCTCCATTACAGTTATTTGACTAGGGGGATTTTGTCCTGATGAACTACTAGGGTTAGATGAAGCTGTATTTACATAGTAAACATTTCCACCAGAATTATGTGTTTGAATTTGTATCTTATATGTTGTTGCACTTGTAGTTGATGGAGAATCTAAGAATGTTCCAGAACCTATATAAGATGGTATATGACCAACTGAGTCATTTCTCGAATATATAAAATTACTACATCTTGTACGAGAGCTTGCGTCATCACCTCTAAAAATATCTGTAGATCCTCTCATTAAATGAAGAAAAGATCTATAACCACCATTAGGCGAGGCAGTATGAACAGAATAAGTAATTAAAATTTTATTTGATGAAGATGATGGAGTTATAGCTGCACTTAAACCAGTTATATCAAATCTATCATCACCACTACCAGAAGAAGTAAAACTCTGACTATCAGTTTTAACTGCCTGTATTACTTGCAGAATTTTACCTGTAGATATACCTGATAAACTTGAGGCTGATATAACTCCAGTAGATCCGTTTAATACTATTGGCATAATTTACCCCCTAGACAATAACATAACGTGAACCTGACGGAATGGTAACTGTTACCCCACTTGCTACTATTATATCCCCTGCACTTATACCTGACTTATTTGTGGTCATAGTATAATTATTTGAAATTGTTAGCGAGTTTTCTGTAACGCAACCATCAGCTTTTTGTGATGAGACTCCAGTTAATGCTGATCCATCAATAGCTGGCAACGCTCCAGTAAGTGCAGAAGAGGGTAAATTAGTTAAACTTGCACCTGACCCACTAAATGTAGTTGCTGTTAATAATCCTGTAGAAGAGTTAAATGTAAGGTTTGATCCTGACTTTAATCCTAAGTCTCCTGTAGCTGCGGTGGTAAACAGAGGAAAACAAGTGGTATCAGAACTTTCATCAGCAATCGTAGAGGTAGTCGCATTGCCAACAGCAACTTGAGTTCCCATATTAATGATGAAATATGTAGATCCACTAGGTGGAGCAGAATCAAAAATTATATCAGTACCACTTACGACATATCCATCTGTCATATCTCCCTGTCCAGATCCGTCATTGGGCTGTTGCATCACACCATTGATAGATACTCTTAATATCTCTGCATTAGCTGGTGTTACTGCTGTACTTGTGCCTTTCGTAACTAGCTTAAATCTATAAGCAGATCCATTAAATGTAGCTGATCCACCACCCGTTCCAGAAGATGAAGCAATGTCTAATAAATCTGCTGTTCCTGTAGCTGCTGATCCACCGATCTCTCCCCAAGCACTACCATCGTATCCTTCAAACTCTGATGTCTGACTATTGAATCTGAACATACCAGCAGAAGGAGAGCCTGGTCTTTGTGCTGTAGTTCCAGAAGCAACATCAATAGCTCCTGTTCCTGTCATCAAGATATTGTCACTGACAGTAAATGTGCCAGTAACATCCATATTTCCACTAACACTTAGGCTAGACAATAAAGTTCCTGTAGCTGTTGCAGAGTTTGTCTGGATCGCATTACCCATCAATGAGTGTGAACTGCATTGATAATGAATAACCATTGGAGTGTTATCTGCTATAACAATCTGCACATATGCACCACTTTGCCCTGCTGTTCCATTGACAGTTACGTTTGTTGTATAAGCTGTAGTTTTATTTGCTTCGAGATAAAAACGTAAAGGATGACCAGCATTACTTGAATGTGATTGATCGAACTTATAGGTACGACCAGGTGTAAGAGTTAAAAATGGTGCTTCCTTACTATCTATTACATATCCATTACTAGAGCCACTTCCGTTATATCTATGTGCTGCGGTTTTAGTTGCGACAGTAACAGTAAAAGTTTTGACAGATCCAGTATATGTAGCCTGAGTAGAAGCAAATCCTCTAATATTTCCATCATCAGTAAGAGTTAACGTGCCAGTAAAGTCAGGATCTGCATTTTGACCAGGTGCTACCCAACTAAGAACTCCAGAAGCATTACTTGATAAAACATATCCACTTACAGAAGAATCAGCAGAAGGTAATGTCCAAACCACATTAGATGAGACTGTTGCAGCAGATTTGAAACCAACATAATGAGAAGAATCAGCATCTAAATATCTAACTTCTTTTTGACCAGAAACAGATAAATGTTCACTACTTGTCCATGAATCTGTAGCATCTATCCAGTTAAATGTTTTATCTGTAGATCCCTTTAGCGTTAATCCACCTCCATCAGCAGTCGTATCAGTAGGAGTTGATACCTTACCAATAGTAATATTTTTATCCTCGACATCTAAATTGCTTGTATTAATCGTAGTTGTCGTTCCACCAACTGTTAAATCTCCAGGAATATTAACAAGACCAGCAGAACTGATAGACATTCTGCCAGTTCCACCTGTGCTAAAGGTTAAAGTATCTGACCCTCCACTTATTCCTGTATTTGGATCAGAATTAAAACTAAATGCAGGAGCAGAAGTAGATCCGTCTGGAGCTTTACTTAATAAATTTGCATAACTTATCTTCTTGTTACTTGTATCACTTGCATCAATAATCGGTAGAACATCAGTACTCGCTGGTGCGGTAAGCTCTGTAAATTCGGTTATCTTTTTATTTGTCATAATTAAAACTTGATTATGTACATTAAAGCAAGGTTTGTGGGTCGTGCCTCAGTTCCACCACCACTACTTGATATTGTATGAGTGTGAGTGCCATCGAAATCTACACCACCCACAGGGCTGGTTGAAGAACTACCTGTTATGGTGTTATTTCCATCTGCTGTTTTTGTAAATACACCAGTTGCAGAACCGCCAGCACCAAAACCTTCTGATATTTTTCTGATACCACCAGTTAAACTTGTTGAATCTGTTGTATGAGTATGGTTCTTGTTTTGATCTGTTTGTGTCGAACCAAAAACTCTACTTGCATCAGTACTACCAGTATTTGCCCAACCTCTAATAAATTGTCCTCTTAAATCAGGTAAAGCAAAAGTTGATGATCCATCTCCTACACCGAATGTTGTAGATATGGTGGAGAACAATGTTGCATAAGTTGATCTACTAATATTCGATCCATTACATTCTAAAAATCCCGTTGGTGGTGTGTTAGCTGCATGAGCAAGGATTGTTCCCGTAGGCACTCCAGAAGCTAAACCACCCCATGCTGATCCGTTATATCCTTCAAATTCTG